CATAAGCCCTGCTTCTACACTATTGCCACCTTTTTTCTCACCTAATGCAGGTGGGTTTTCAAAGTGGAAAGGCAGCATATTAACGTAAGCATCTCTATATTGCTCTGCAAGAGTGATACCAGAGCCTTTATCGTGCTGATAACCATCGTGTGGCCATACTATCGGTATATAATCGCTACCTTCCCTTTCATTGATATGACTTGCGTGATAACTCGGTATCTGTTTGCTCATCTTATAGCAATCATAAACGTATACGATATCCTTATCTCTATCCCATGCTAACCAAACTACTGCTGTAGGATGGTCATATCCAAAATCAAGACCTGCGATACGAGGGTAGTGAGGGGGTATCGTAAATGGTTCACAGGTCAAGTTGTCCTCATCTATAGGAAAGACAAGGCCACTTCCTATCATTGGTATACCTTTTGACCTCATATCTCTCTCATGAGGTGGTAAAGCTTGTAAAATCTGCTCTTTCATGTCGTCAGTTAGATGTTCTGCATCTTCCCAACCTGCTGTAATCAATGCCTGTTGTGGCTTTAGATCACTTGTAAAATTCTGTACTACCTCTGTAACCCCTGATTCTGGTGTAAAGGTTAGATAAACCTGACCTCTCCTGTCTAATGTACGTGTAATACATTGTGAATAGATGTCTTGTGGTGGTTCTTCATCAAGCCATACAAGATCAATTGACTCCCCCATAAATTTTTCAGCACCCATTTCATAGGCTTTAAAGGCAACACGAGACCACCCACCAGTTTTGTGTTTTACAAGTACGGAGGAATGTGCGTTTGGCACTCCTGGTTTTCTTGTTGTTTCACCAATGAGATGTTTAGGAATACTTCCTTTCCCTTTATCTCTTGGGTTGTCTGGTTGCCCAAATAATTCTCTTTGACAGATATCACGTGTGGTTTCATTACTAGCACCACATACCCATGCTCTTATGGGCTCTTTAAAGCGTTTGCCTTTCCACCAATCAGGATATTCTCCAGTCAGATGGATAGCCATCTCCATAGCCCCTACATAGGACTTTCCTACCCTGTTTGCTGCCATCAACAACCTTTGGTTTGCGTCTAATCCACTTTCATGAAAGTTACGCTGAAACCTATAAGGTACATAGTAGTTTAATCTATTGGTCTGTTGGCGAGTCTTAAGAGTGGATATGATCTCATCTATTCTTTGTGTATCTGTAGACATAGTTATCCACCCCCTATTGTAATGATTTTTTTTCTAAATACAACCATATCTTGTGTTTTTGTTAGATTGAATCGGCAGATATAGTGTTATCGTATATACACTTATATTTCCCCAAGAGAATATGGAGTGGACTACACAATAATTAGTGCCAACGCGTGGGGGTGTGCCTGTTCTCTGATTATCGCACACACATAACACACTTATAAAACGCTCTACAATGCTCATTATGGATAGATAAATAATCCTGGTATGGTTAGGTATCAGATTATTATTCTGATTTATTTTGAGAGTATAGTGTGCGAATAAATACGTCTTTCAATAATCAAGTGTAATATCTAAAAACTACCTATAAAACAAATAACCACTTATACAACCCTTTATGTATACTACTATATAGAAGATTAAGCCCTTGCTTGTCTTTTGGCGATTTCTGACTGTCTCATATCTGCTAAAAATAGGCGTATATTTTTATTTGGTAAACAAAACATAGACAATATTAAAATAATCATATATATTGATATCAATTAATAAACATTGAGAGGATATATGTACTTAATAATAAAAAGATCAAAATACGATACACAAAAGGATTCATTTACTGTTGTAAATGATGAATGTTTTAACTCTTTAGATTCAGCTAATTCTTATGCAATGCATTTGGGCGATTCTGAAAAGAGAAAAAATGTTACTTATACAGTTATTAGATTAACAGAAGTTACATTAGATGAACTTCGTAATGGTTATACCCACAAATACGCTTAAAACAATCAATAGAAAAGCCACCTTAATCGGTGGCTTTTTTTATGCCTTGAATATCTTATATTAATACTCATCATCAATGACTTTTTGTATCTTTTCTAACTTCCTAACTGTATCAATATATTTTTGATATAAATATTTATGCCTACTTAATAAATTTTCGTGTTCTTGTTTCCAATCAGTAGCAAATGGAGTTTCAATATTCTTTATTCCTTGCTTAGTTATGGTGTAAAGATTATCTTTTCCTTTTGCGATTACTCCTTTTGAATGGTTTAAATTACTTAGATTTGTACTCCAATAACCCTGTGGTGCTTTGTCTGAGTAATCTTTGCCGACATTATAAAGGAAGTTTTGCATTTCTTTATAAGACATTTTTCTGGACTTTAACTCTTTCAATAATTGTGTTGCTTTGCTTTGTTTCATTATTTAACCCTCTGTTGTATTTGATAAATAATTAATTATAAATTTTAAACAATTATTTCTATTAAATAATGTAGGAATGTAGGTATCATTTTGCTCATACATTGAAGAATCACTAAAACAAGTTATATGCTCCCTAATATTATAATCTGCATCTAAATTGTTAGGTGAGTGAATAAGAACTGATATATTAACTTCATTAACATCATCAATATTTAAAATAATTGTTTCATAAAAAATTTGATCATTTTCATCTATATATCTGTCAGTAGTTGTATATTTTTTCCTCATTGTTTAGCCCTCTAAAAGTTTATTGTGTTCTTTTCTGCCTGTTCTTATGATTTTATTGGCTTTTTTTATACTAAAGCCATAATAATCAGCAAATGCAGAAACAGTTAAAAAATTATTTAAATAATCTAAAAATAATTTAATGTTTTTTGTCATCTTCTCGCCTCTCAAAAGTTTAATAATACATCTATCTGAACAAGTACAATCATCATTGAATATAATATACATATTCCAATTATTGCACCAGTAAACGCTTTTATTATGTCTAATATAGTCATTCTGTCTCCAATTCATTAGTCATTGGGTTAAAATATCTAACAGTATCTCCCATATAATCGCCTTTAAAATCATATGATGGTGCTGTTATCTTGTACTTTCCATTTTTTTCTGAAAATACTTTGAAGTCTTTTAGTGTTTGATTAAAAAACTTCATTGTATCTTTACTGAAAAAATAAGGTGCTGATTCTTTTGTCAGTCTTTTTATTTCATATATTGTTGGTTTTTTCATAATATAACCCTCTATTTATTAGTTAATTTTTTTAATCTCTATTAAATCATCTTTATAAATTTGTAATTTATTAAAATAAGATAATAATTGTTTTTCATTTTCTGATGAAATAACAAAAACTGATACACCATATAAACAAGCATCATCATTAAAAATAACTTCATTTGGGAAATTTTTTTCAATTATTCTCAATAATGGTTTTTCATTTATGGCAATCGATACTTGATATTCATTCATAATATAACCCTCTATTAATATTAATTACTTATTACATTATCATATATTCACATACAAACAAGGATTAATTTATTTACTGAATTAATTAATATTATTTAATTCTAAAGATTTTTAGATTGAATTATGCTAGATAGATTGAATGACATCTTGGATTACTTCTTGGATTGAATGACTGACTGATTGAATGAACGACTAGGATTGAATGAGTGAACGACTAGGATTAAATGGACTTCCATGTCCATTCATGAGGAAACTAAATTATATGGTTTTCTATGTATGCTATGGCGAATCTTTGTTTGTCGTTTTCTGTGAAGACTTTAGAATCCAAAAAATACTTGTGTCTTGTGCGATTTATCTCATTACAATAACAATTCCATTCTTGGTTAATTTCGTCTTGGTGTTGCTCTAAAAACTCGTTCTTGTATCCCATTTATTCTTCCTTAAAATCGCCCTGAACATCTGGTATTGCATCATCGCCATATTCAGTACCCTCGAAAGTTACTGTTATACCTGTTGAATATTCTTGTTCTTTTCCCACATCATCTATCTGCGAATCTTGATAGATATCTGTTACTTCATCTTCTGTTAATTGTCTGTCGCTTTTAATAGTCCACGATCTAACATCAACAGTTTGTTCACTTGCCTCGTATATGTATTGTTTACTCATCTTTTCCTCTCTCTTGTTAAATATTCTATCGTAACCCTCACTAAAGTTTTTAATGTTGGTTGGTCGTTGTTTACTGCCTTTTCCCATGTCTACTCCAATGTCTTAAACATTCATCAAAGTGTTCTTGTGTTGTTTTTGGTTTTTTTGGTTTTTCTGGTTTTGTCTCACTTATTGAAATAATATATTTTTTTCCGATATGTATTTCTTTTTTATCTAAATCTATATATGAATTATCATATTTCGTAAAATCTCTTACTTTATGATTATTTTTCATAATAGTGTCATAGATGTCTTCCAATACATTTTTCGTATTTTCTCTACTCATTTCCTATCTCTCTCATCTATTTCTATCTCGACTATAGTATTTTCTGTCTTATTATTTTGATAATCCAATTCATCAGGGTTATATCCCATGACTACTAACTCATGTAGTTCATTCTTAATAGCATCATTAAATAAAACAGGGGATTCTAAGTTATACTGTTTAAGTTCTTTAATTAAGTCTTTTACTTTCATTTACTTATCCTCTATTGCTATTTCGTTTCCACCCTCATCTATCTCTATGACTGTAGAATTTATAATCAATTCGTGCAAATCATCTACAGAAACATTATTTAGAATGTTTTGTCTTGCCCCCTCGAAATCTTCTTGCTCATGTGCAAAGAATGTATGCTCTATGTCTATTCTAAATCTTTTCATTTACTTATCCTCTCTGAATTTACTGTTTCTTTCTTGCTTAGAATTAAACCAATGTTCCTCTATATTGTCATCGTTGCTTACAACATATAAACCGAACCTATGGTTTGGATATTTTTTAATATGTTCATTGTCAAATTCATCATGCCATTCTATCTTTTCGTATGTTTTGGGTAGTTCATGATTCACTTGAATATTATTTTTATATATTATTACACTCATCTACCTATCCTCTTTTTAGTTGGTGGTAGATAGGTTTGGGTGTATTCTGCATACTGATCGCCCAATTAGTTTGTATGCTATTACCTATCTACCTTTATAACATCTCGTTTAGTTACCCTCTAACTAAACTGTAACCATTATAAACATGATATATATGATTATGTCAATAACATTTTTTCTACTTCTTTATCGCATTTCTTTTTATCGCTATCTGAGAGCATAGAATAAGCCAATTTACCTCTTAGATTTTGTCGTTTTGATCTAAGTTTGCTTTCTTCCTTATTCTTTTCATAATATTTCCTTTTATGCAGAGCAATTTTATCTGGATTGCGTTCTGCCCATGATTGTTTTTTTTCCATATTTCTCTCCTAGAATGGTGGTGTATCATCATTGAATATTGCCTCAATATCATTAATATTTTTCTTATCTTGGCTACCTAGCTTGTCTTTTGGATTGTATGTGTTGATCTCGCCATATAATTTACCATTCTTGGCTTTCTTAACATCTACATTTATCCATTCATCTGGATTGCCTAGCTCCTTTTTTAGCCATACTGCTAACTGTTTCTTGTTTATTCCGATTCTCATTTCAATAAAATCTTTGTCTGATTCATTAAAATACAAACCCTCACTAAATTTTTTATCATTCTGTGCCATTGTCTACCTCGTGGATTAAGTTAAATAATTTGTCATCTACAACAAATTCTTGTGTTTTTTCTGTAAACTCTTGCTCTGACAACAAAGCAAAAGCATATTCCATAAGTCTTTGTTCGAGATATTCCTCATATTCTAGGTTTCTCTCGATTTCATAGACTTGGAATTTGTGTGGACACCAATTAATAAAGTGTGTCTTCTCTGGTGCATACCCCAAACGATCTAGTACATACTGCTGACCGAATATCTGGGTTGTATACTTAGATTTTATTTCATCTAAGGTATAGATATCTTCTCCCATTTTAGGGCATTTCGCCTCGCAAACAACTTTGAAACAGTCAGTTATGCCATCTGGTGTTGATGATAAACTGACTATTCCTTTGTCTGTTTGTGCAAAATCATGCAATTCAAAAGATTTCTGGTTATCTAAGATAAAATAAAAGTCTTTACCTTTTTTACCTCTAAAATCAGCATACGATTTAAGGGCGTTTATTTCATTATCACGACCAAAAGAAACATAAGATAATGCAAAACTAGAAATTTCAGGTTTTTCTCCCAAAATATCCATTTGAAGTCGTGTATTTCGCTTACCATGACTTCCTCTGCCCTTGATGTATTTGTTAAACCCCAAATAGTCAATAAATTGGCTAGATGATAGGTTGTAATACTTACGCATTGTCTAAGTCTTGTTCTGATTTGTATTTCTTGCTGACAGGTTTTGTGTCTTTTGTTGATTCAATCTCAGCATCAGAATAAAACAATTCGTATGCCTTGAGCAGTTTAAGAACACATCTATCAACACCTCTTTTGAAAGCCATGCTTCTGTAGAACTTACTTACACAGTTTTGTGGTGTGGCTTCTCCAACATCTTGCCATTCTATGTCTTTATGTTTGATTTTAATCAACATAAATGTGCCTGTCTCATTATCATCTGTGATGACATTGACCTCTGGATTGGACATCTTCTCTATGGCATGGATTCTCTCACAAGCATCATGTTTTATAATCCACTTTGAACTTGGATTGTGCCAATAAAAATCGGCATTACGATCTTCTTTGCTTATAGGTTTTTTAAGATTGTACTTATCAGCAAACTCACTTCTTGAATTATCTTTACTCATATTATTCTCCATTTACTATATAGAGATATTATATGAAATATTTGTACTATTGTAAAGATATATGATAGTATTATTATCAGTAA